AGTAGGAACACAACAACTTGGGGGGCTATATTATCAAAGCAATTTAACAACTCCTTTTTTTTCAATTAGTGGAGATAATGTTAATTACCATTTGAATGTAACATCGGGTGGGAATGTGGGGATAGGAACTACAAGTCCTTCAACTTTCGGAAAATTAGGATTAGCAGTTTCAGGCACAGGTAGCAAAGCAGGAATAGGTATATCAAATTCCGGTAACAATGGAACAAATGCTTCTCCAATAGAAATAGCTTTATTAGAGTTTTTTAGTTCAGCTGGTACTGTACCATCAGGAATATATGCGTTAAATAGTTATAGTGACAATTCATCATCTTGGTTATCATTCAAAACTACTAATACTGCAGGAGCTACATCAACTGCAATGACAATAGCAAGTGGTGGCAATGTCGGTATTGGTACAACTAGTCCGAATTATCCTTTAGTTGTTGCAACAGGAGCATCCAACCCAAATACAATATCTGCAATTAACAATGCTTCAAACATTAGTCAATTTTCTTTTATACAAAATGGTAGCACTTCGCTTGCATATAGTGCAATAGTGGGTGATGGAAGATCAAACGGATATTTAGCATTTAAAACTAATGATATAGAACGTATACGCATCTTTGCCAACGGTAATGTTGTAATTGGATCTACAACTGATTCAGGTAAAAAATTAGCAGTAACAGGTGATATAAAAGTATTTTCAGGAGTATTTGCTGTTAATGACACTGGAACTGGTGATGGTTTAACAATATCTCATAGCGGAAGTAATATTATGAATATACAGCAGAACAATAATGCAGTATTGAACATTAGTACCGGAGGGGCTTCAGGTGACATTGTTTTCAATCCAAATTCATCAGGTGCTATGAGAATAACAGGATCAGGAGGTGTAAGAATTATTCCAAGAGCAACTGCTCCAACGCCAGCAGCTGGAACATTGTATTATGACAGCACTACAAATAAATTGAAATTGTATGATGGAACCTCTTGGGTTGATTTGAATTAATGTATAATTTTACAAAACATAAAATAAAATAACATGGCAAAAATTGAAACATTCTCCGTATGGAAAGATGGAGCTAATTATCAAGCAGATGAATTGTCTGTAAGGATTGTTAATGATGATTTAGAAACAACAGCTACGTTTTATTATTCTATTTCTCAGTCTCCTGTAGAAGCTACAGATGCTGAAGGAAAAACTACAATTGTCACTCCCGGAGCCATGCTTGCAGAAGGTAATGTGGCTATTAGTGGAGAGGATTATGACGTTTGGGGTGATGCATTTAATGTCAATCTTGCAGCATATGAATATGTTGCTTCCAAACTTGGTCTTACACTTGTTTAACCATTTAAAAACCATATGTTTATGAACAGTCTCGTAGAATTGAAAGCCAAGGCTTATGATGTTCTTGCTCAGATTGAATATCTGCAAAGGGTATTGTCTGAAGTGAATTCTCAAATTCAGAATTACAAAGAAGCTGAAGAAGCTGTTGTAGCTGAATAATTATTACAGGAGGGAGGAATAATGTTCTTCCCTCCTACATAAAACCAACAAAAAATGAGACAACTAAAGTTTATAGCCTGTCAGCCTGATGACACATATTACATGTGGCAAACACATGCTTGGCTTGAGAGCCTGAAGGAAATAGGACATTCTGATAAAGCTATTGTCCTTGTTTTCACACCAAACTTCAGACAGCCAAATGAGAAATGGAAAAGGCTTGAGGCTTTATACCCAGAAGCTGAATTCTTTTATCAGAAGGATGAGGATGATGTTTCAAAGCTTATTCCCATCTACATTCCAATTCTTAGACCTTACACATTGATGAAATATTTCAAGGCAAAGCCTGAAATGAAAAATCATGCAGTGTTATATTGTGATTGTGATATTCTTTTCACACCCAATTTTAACCTTGATGCATATTTGAATGACGATGTTTGTTATGTGAGTGATACAAATAGCTACATTAACGCAAGCTATTTTGACAGTAAGGTGAGAGATGTTCTTCCTGAAAGGCTTGAAGAATATAAAACAATTGATGTATTAGCAGAGATTACAGCTCCTGTTGGTGTGTCAAGAGAAACATGTGAACTAAACAATCTTAACTCTGGAGGAGCGCAATATCTTCTCAAGAACATAGATGATAAGTTTTGGGAAAAGGTGATTACGGATTGTATAAACATTCGCACCTATCTCCAATCTATAAATAGAAGGTTCTTTGAGAATGAGAACAGAGGATTTCAAAGTTGGTGTGCAGACATGTGGGCTGTGCTTTGGAACATTTGGGCTAGAGGAATGGAGTCTAAAGTGGTGAAGGAAATGGACTTTGCATGGAGTACTGATCATATTCATAAACTTGACACTGTGGGAATATTCCACAATGCAGGAGTGACAGGAGAAATGCATGGAGAAACACCAATGTTCTACAAAGGAAAATACCATGCAGGAATGATTCCTTTCACAGACAATCTCACTAACATTCTGAACAACGAACAAAACCAAACATTGTGCAACAATTATTATGTAAAAAAGCTCATAGAGCTAAACAATAAGTATCATTTAAAATACGATTAACATGGCAAATTCACGCAGGGATTTAAAGGCGTATGTGCGCTTTGACGGAAGTGGGCGCATAGTTCCGGGGAGTCTCATCCTCAGGAGAAACAAGCCTAAAGTAGGCAAATGGAAAGAGATTACAGCATACGAGTGCTGCAACCCCACCACCACATCTACCACCACTACGTCTATTGGATAAACTATATTACAATGTCAAACAGAAAAGATTTAAAAGCATTTGTAAGATATGATGCTACAGGTAGAGTGATAGCAGGAAGTCTTATTTTACAGAGGACAAAGCCCAAAGTAGGTGATTGGCAAGAGATTGATGCTTACGAGTGTTGTCTTCCCTCCACCACCACAATAGCTCCTACAACCACATCTACCACTACAACAGCTAGATGATAATGAAAAACATATTCCCTAAAGAAATGATGTCTTCCTCACAAGGAGGAATGACACTTGAGAGCATCGCAGGAAAGCTCACGTATTTCCACGAACAATTGCATCTCATACATTGGCAAACTACTAGTTATGCAGAACATCAAGCAACTGGTGGATTGTATGACTATGTACATGACTTCAAAGATGGAGTGATGGAGAAGCTTATGGGATATGCAGGAAAACGTGTACAGGCTCCTAAAATGGAACCTGTTGTTAATAACGCTAGTGCAATGAGTGTCGTGAATGAGCTTAAACAATTTGCCTCTGATTTGAAGGCTTATGGAGAAGCAAATTCCTATCATGACATTTGTAATCTTGCTGACAGCCTGAGTGGTGAAGCAGCTAAAACTCTCTATCTCCTTACACTGAGCTGATGCAATTGCACACAAAGTTTCTTCCTGAAGTGATGAAAGACAATGATATTGTCTATTTCTTACATCTTGAGGGAATTATTGATTCTGTAGATGAGTTTGCAATATTGGAAGTGACAAAGGTTCCTAAGGGTTATCACTTCAGACTGGTTCCATCCACTCCTAGATATACCAATGCAATCATAGAAGAGATATTGAGGTTTCATACAATGCTCAATATAAGATTGGACATGTCTAAAAGTATTAAGTCTAGTGGAACAATTGTCTTTGATATTTCAATTGAATAACATACATTTACGCATTAAAACCAAATAATATGAACGTAGTAAAGAATGAAGAACAGGGTAATGAATTTGACCCTTCAAAGGCATATACATGGAAGCCTGATGCAACATTCACATTGAATGCAGGAGAGTTTGGAATTATTCTAAACGCATTGAGAGCAACACTCTCTACACCTGAAGCACAAAAAATATTCCTTGCTATGACAGCAAATGACATTGTTGAAGAACAATTAGCCAAAGCTGTTAGGTCAGGAGTGGCAGTGGAAAAAACCGATTAAAACAATCAATATGGAAACAAAATCATGGTATCAGTCTAAGACCATTTGGGGTATTCTCATCGCAGCCCTTGGTTATGTAATCAGTGAAGTGTTGAAAGTTCCTGATGTTCAGCTCCCTGAGAATGCTGACTTCAATCAACTGAAGGCTTACGCAGATGCAGTGAAAGCAGCTCAAGGAAATGTCACTGTAATCATCAGTCAAGGAATTGCTGCAATTGGTAGTGTCCTTGCCATCTATGGTAGGATGAAAGCAGAAGGTAAGATTTCTTAATCTAATGGGTGTTGTCTCTACGGCAACACCCTTTTTCAATTTACAGGTGATGGCAAAGGGTAAGAAAGAAATGATAAAAAGAGCTGACGGCTCTTATTCTCAAAGAGGTCTTTGGGATAACATTCGTGCAAACAAAGGCTCAGGAAAAAAGCCTACAGCTGCAATGCTCAAGCAGGAAAAGAAGATAAAAGCTAAAACAAAATAACATGGCAACCGTGAAAAAATACCAAGCTGGCGGTGTAGCTAGCAAAAAGAAAAAAGCTCCTATGGTTGATCCTAAAGG